GATGTGCGCCCAAGCTGTCTTCCCAGCTTTAGCATCTATGTAGATTTTCTTGAAATCGGAGATGGGTTTATCTTTATCTGCACGACTCAACAAGATCATCTTCCCACCATTTGCGATGGTAGGTTTGACGGCACGAAGCAGGGAGTTGAGGTCGGGAGAAAGATCTGCTTCATCCACAATAGCAAGAGTAGCAGTATAGCTGTCTCCAGCAGACGTAGGGAAAGATCTAGCGGTACTTTCGTTTTCCATGCTCCACTCATGAGCATTGTCCGTAAAAACAGAATGTCCTCCCCGCAACCACTCCGGCAACCTATCATACATACCACGAAGGCGATCTTCAGACAGCAAATAGATAGCATCTATATCTCTCTTACTAAAGATCAATATAGATGCTATAGGTCTGAAGATCATACACCATAAAGCGTATGCTAGGACTAGCCAAGTCAAACCGATTTGTCTAGCCTTGAGAACGATAGATAGTTGATTGTTGTGAATGATGTCGAGGGCCGCACCCTGAGCGGGCCATAGTTGGAAGGGAACCCAACCACCCTCAACCGTATCGTAGATGAAGCAATAGTTCTGGATAAAGTATCTAGGACTGTTGAAGCATTTTCCCAGCTCTTCAGCTTCCAGTTCCGTCAGCGTGAAGTTCTGAGATGGGGAAAAAGTCCCCTTCTTCAGAGATACTCTCTTCATCTTCTTTGGCCTCTATAGCCTTGATTCCGGTTCGCATAGCAGCGATGAGAGAACGTGCATCTACGTTTACATTCACATTGTTGTTCAGGACGTTGCTGTGACTTGTATCATAGCCACGATCCTTTGCTTGCGTGCGGAGATAGAAGATCAGAAGGGAGTTATCAGTCTTCATCTTTTCAAATAGAAGGTCTTCTGCCGTATCCTTGATGGCTTCCCGAATTTGCTTACGGGTTTCCATGACAGCTGGATGGCGCACCAGATATTCCATCAGCTCGCCACGTGACAGCCCCAACTCAGCGGCAGACAAGCCAATGTTTCCTAACTGGTTCTGCAAAGATAAGATTACCAATCCCTCTTCGAGATATTCAGATTGAGGAACCATTAATCTCCAGCCCTTCTAAATTCTAAAAAGATTTGCTGTAAATAGCGTACCACAAAATATGGGTATTGTAAAGCAGCAATACACCGCATATAGCATTTTAGCGCACCTTATATATGCGTGTATGGCGGTTTGCGCTATTGCGTGGGCTATGGTACACTACACAATACACCTTACAGCAAAGTAAGGCTATACAGCAGCCCAGAAAGGCTCCGAACAAATGCTAGAAAAGCAGTCATCACCAGCTCCTGCCATATCACAAGATATTGGCCGCATTATCTTCCTGCCTGAAACAGCGCAGGATTTTCTGTTTTTTATTCCTCGCGTCAAAAATCCTACCCTAAAGCTCCTTGAGGGTAGTATGTGGTTCAAGATCATAAATGCAAAATACGGTGAGTGCTATCGTGCGGCAACAAGCCTAGAAGCTCTATATTGGCTTCGGGAGAACTTAGGTCAGCTATCCTTAGCTGGCGATGTGGCAAGATGGCGCAAGCAAGTTAGTGAAGTAGTCCCCATCAACAAGATAGATGTACTGCCTCTCTTTGATTTCCAGCTTGATGCCGTAGGTTTCCTTCTTGCAAGAAAGCGTTCTATGCTCTCCCTGAGTCCAGGACTCGGCAAGACCCTGTGCAGCATCACAGCTTCCAGTCTAAGGTATACAGAGATCAAACGTGTCTTAGTCGTAGCCCCGCTATCCTTGCTTTATATGTGGAAGTCAGAGCTGGAGAAGTGGGGATTTAGCTTCATAGACTACAACATAATTATCTATCACGGCAAGAAAGCTAGTCTGGATGAAGTGAAAGACAAGCCACGTCAAATGACTTGGGTGATCACCAATCCCGAGACAGCTACCAGAGCAATCCCAACGTTGATAGCTAAGAAGTTTGATCTGCTTATACTGGACGAGAGCATCCTATACAAGAGCCGCAACTCACAGCGCACAAAGGGAATCAAGCGTCTTTCTAAAGATATCCCTAGAGTGTGGGAACTGACCGGAGCTCCGGCCAATAGAATGATAGATGATATTTGGAGCCAGTTCAACATCCTGAATCCAAAAGCCTATTCATCCTACTGGCGTTTTGCTCTTGAGTATTGCATGGTGAATCCTACCACTTGGGGCAATCAGGTTATCGCCAACAAGCTAGGCTCTGAGGAGAAGATCAAGCAACGCTTCCAAGATATATACTTTGCTCGTTCCCAAAGCGAAGTGCTTGATATCCCAGAGTGGCTCTTTACTGAAATCGATATCCCCATGACAGCACGGCAAGAAAAAGCCTATCACGATATGGCTATGTTCCTACGCACTACGCTAGATCATGAGGATAGCGATGACAAGCAAATCATCACCGTCACCAATCATCTATCGAAGGTTGTGCGCCTAATCCAACTTGCCAGCAACCCAGTCTTACTAGATGGGGATCATGAAAGCGGTAAGTGGGATGCGCTCCCAGAGCTTATGGAAATCTATCCTGGCCCCTGGCTCGTATGGACTAGCTTTACCAGAACAGCCTACTATCTTGCCGAGATGCTTGGTAGGAAAGTAGATCAACGTGTAGGGATGATCATCGGGGATACGCCAGCGGAAGATCGCAATACACACATCCAACGATTCCAGGCGGGGCAAGAGAAGATTCTCATCCTTAACATGCAGACTGGTAGCTTCGGTCACACTCTTACGGCAGCAAGGACAGCATTCTACCCAGAACGGAATTACGATTCCAACTACTCCCAATCCTTATATAGGTTTCGCCGTATCGGGACTACAGAAAGCCCGAACGTCGTACATATGCGCTCCGTCTACCGTGACGGCAGCCCAACGATAGATCATCTCGTTCACAGCCTGTTGGACTACAGATTAGGTATGATCAACAATCTCACAACAGGGATGCTCAGGAGCATACTTAAATGAAGATAGACCATCGCGAAGTAGCTAGCTCATCGCAGCTTAAATTTCCTAAATTCAGCAAAGCCTTCTGCGTGAAGCCTGGATTTAGATACTCTGCTCTGCAGAACTACTGCGATACAATTGAATACATCACAGATGGCTTCAGCACCAACGTGGAAGACTTGGCTTACCAGATCAGCGAATCCCTTAAAGATTACGATCCAGATAGGGATTGCATCGTACCTACGGGAACGGGCGTAGTCAATATGCTGATTGGCTATTATCTTGCCAGCAAGCATCCTGATAGCTCGGTTGCCGTAGCTTTCTTCCAACGTGAGGCTATGAAGCACAATCACACAGTTGTACCAGAAGACTATACCTTCTATCGTTTTTATCCTAACATCATACTAAATCAATGGAGCTAATCATGTTAACTGTGAGATCGCCGCCTACAATCTGGCTGTCGTAATCCAGTCCCGCAATCGTGTAATACCAAAGAGAGATAACAAATGGCAAACGCAGATCCCACAGTGAGGATCGCTAATCCAACTTCAACACCAAAGGAACCCACATCACCTTTCGGTACGTGGGACGATTCAACGGCACAAGACAAAGGCTGGAAGATTCTAGTCTATGGGGATAGCGGTAGCGGCAAGACATACTTTGCTGGCACTTTCCCAGATCCTCTGTTCCTTGATCTTGAAGATGGTATGCGATCATTGCTACAGTTGAAACGCAACATCAAGCGATACCCAAAGAATCCGGCACAGAACATCACATCATTGGATGAGGTGAAAGCCTTCTACCAACTTGTGCGGAACATAAAGCCGGACGCAGCTCCCTTCAAAACTATCGTCATAGATAGCTTGAATGAGCTACAGATCCTAGTCTTGGAGAACTCCATCAAGACTACGAATACCCAACGCATCTACGATGATCAACCCACGCAGGGAGATTACGGCAAGCTCGCAAGAGATATGCAGACTCTTGTGCGGTTGTTCATCAAGCTCCCCTACAATATCGTCTTCATAGCGGGTGCGAAGGAGCGGGAATTCGCTGAGGACAAAATCTTGCCGATGTTCTTAGGCAAGAAGACTGGTCCCGATGTGCGTCGTATCATAGAGCAAGTTGGCTATTGCTATACACGTCAGGCTAATAAAGAAAAGCCAGCAGAACACGTGATAGCATTTGGTGATAATCCTGGCTTCATAGCTAAAGACAGGACTGGGAAGTTAGCACGTCCAATCAGTAACACCTACGAAGCAATGATGAACGCTCTCTCACAAGTAAAGGAATAGGAATCTACTATGCAAATCTCATTAGATCGTGTTGGCCTTTTGGATGACGGTATCTACAAAGTCCGTGTCACTGAAACCGAAGATCGCACAAGTGCGGCGGGTAATCCTTACGTCAATCTCACCTGCGATGTGTTGAATGATATGGACAAGTCTACTGGCACTACTGTCTGGCACACTTTGACCATGACGCCCAAGAGCAAGTTCATGGTTAGCAAATTCATGGACGCCATTGGCGCACCTCCTACGGGTTCCATCAATTCACGCAGCTTGAAGGGCAAAACCTTCTGGGCGCAGATTGGTAAGGATACCTATCAGGGGA